TGTCTTTGTTCTAAGATCCACCTCTGGTGCGAACACATCCACTAGAGCACCAACACCAAAAGGTGATGGAATGTGAACAATCCACACAAAATCAGCTTGTATATTTCTATACAATCTCATAATTGTGGCTTGCTCAGGAGTCACTCTCGGTTGGAGAACGAGGGCTGTACCGATAGCTGGTAAAGGTACAGTTCTTGGAAGAAATGCTGCAAAAGCATTTCCTAGATCAGCTTTACCAAAAACATGCATAGGAAATTTGCATTTCCGGGTAGCACGCAACGGGTAAGCCTGAAAGTCGTCATGACATAATGGAGTCCTGATGTAAATCGGTTCTCCAACTTCGGAAATTATATTTCCATTATCCAATGAAGGATCTCTACCTATTCTAGGTAATGCAGTAAACCCGCTACGTAAGCAGCGTGGCATATCATAAATCTTTATATCTTGGGTTTGATTCATTTTTACAAGTGTGTAATATATCCGTTAGTCGGATTCGTGTTATTTACCGTAAACGATAATACACAAGGTCCCTGTACCAGAGGGTAAGAGACTCTTCCATTTGTTGAAAACAAATCGAAAGGAGCAGCCAATCTGACTGTTCTACTCGTGGAGGTATTGTCTTCAGAACTTAAAACGTTAGCTGTATAACCAACATTCGCTAAGATCTGAGTGGTTGTATTACCTGAATAATTTATACGATAGGTATAAACGTTTCCAGGAACACCTCCAGTGCGATATGAAAATAGATATTCATTACCGAGATAGAGCATTCCTAATCGAGCTCTATTAGCGTCCAGAAAATTAACTGTACTAGTTAGTGCATTTACTGTCGTTGTTAGCTGAGCTAACTGAGATTCTAAAGTAGTAATACGAGACGTATATCCCGAAACTTGAGATGACAGAGCATTTACTTGTAAAGATAATGACTGAACTTGATCGTTAAGATCGTCGATTTCATTGGACAAAGGGGTTAACTCTGCTGACAATGACATGACTTCAGCATCTAAAGACGCCACTTGTGCACTCAGAGGAGATATTTGAACATTTAAGGCTTGCACCTGTATTGTTAAATTATCAAGCTCTGTGTTAACGCGAATAAATTCAGCGTTAGTACGATTATTATTTGAATCAACAATTTCGCCTAGTTGCCTAAGCTGATCATTGACCATATCTAATCGCTCATTAGTGGCTTCTAATTGTGCCGATACTTGAGGGACATCGAGTGAATCGAGAACCTCAAATAAAGTTTTTCCTTGAGAGAAAATCAATCTACCTATTTCAGTCGTCATGATTCTCTTCAGGAAAGTGTACTTCTACACGAGTTGATAAAAACTTTATCAATTTATCATATAGTATGTATAAACATGCCATAGTGAACAATACAACAATTAAATCTTCGATGTACATAAATGTGAATTATTGTTATGATACCTATTAAGGTACTTACGTTTTGCTACAGAGTAGGTAACGCTAAGTAAAGCTGCAAGAGCTCTCCTTAAATCCAAATCTATACACTGACTTAATTTATTACGAAATGAATCATAATACTGTTCACCATGTAGAAGTGCCTCAAACATTGTTTGTTCAACGAGATTATACCAAATCACGTGTTCAGATGTTTCAATCTGAGTCCATACGAATGGGGATTCAATAGATCGTTGTAGCAAAGGTGCTACAATATAATCCTCCCATTCTACTATTCCTCTTTTAAGGAATTGAGCTTGATCAATAGGGCAGAACTTGCGTTCAACTCCATCTTTAGCTCCAGGCGTGATAATATGCCCGATAGAACTCATGACTTCTTTAGCAGAAAAATAGTTATACTTCTCTGCATACTCATCTGAAACAGATTCGATTTTGTCATCGCCAAAACTAACACCGGATACGTTGTTACGAAACTCACTTAAATCGAAATTTTCAGTAGTTTTTATCCAGGTGTAGTACGAAAGTATATCGTTACAAACACAGTTGATAACAGTGGTTAGATATTCACCACTCTTGTTTCCACGTTCTGTTTTATAAACTGTATCGTAATCAACAACATACGTTTCAATGGATTCTTCTTCGAGAATAGCACGCGCTTCATCCCATTCATCTTTCGCTTTAGCCTGAATGACTTTACGAATCATGCGGAATGCAGTATGCATCAACTCACTATGAAGATGTTTATCATAGTTGGAGAAATCCATGTCAAACACATTATTGTGTTTATTTAGGTGCTCATAAATCGCCTTCCACTGAAGTGAATGAGGATTTACACCTATCGCATGATTCAACTGCAAGAATGCTTGGGAATAAG